GTTTGGTCAACGTCAAATTCAAAGTCTGCGTGAAGAAGGTAGTACCATTCTCACGGCTTGAGTTAAAGGTTTGCTCAAAAGAGCTATTGCCTTTTACAAGATATTGGTAAGCAGAGAAAGTACCACTGATGTTGGTAATCTCATCGTTGGTGAGGGTTACCGTACCCAAGTCACCGAAGTCCACGAAATACACCGCATAAATTCCTCCGACAACGTCTTTACACGGTACCGCGCGACCTTTAGTTAAATCACAAGCCATTTTATTTTTGTTTTATTTGAATTAAAAAAGGGGGCGAGGACATAGCCCAAGCCCCCCTATGATTTACATTAACTCGGATTAAGAGTAAAGGACTACGTCAGCTCCGATTCCGTACTGAACTCCTGCGAAGAAGCGTAGGATCACGCGGATGTTGTCTGACCCGTCAAGGTCAGCCATATCAAGAACGCGAACTTCGTTACGCTCGTTCAAAAGACCTGTTCCGAAGAACATATTGCTTGCTTGAGCAGCGACCATCTTGTTAGAAGGTAAGCCGTTACACATTACAACCTTGATGCCGTCAAAGAACAAGTCTCCGTTGCCGTACCAAGTAGTGCCTTTGTTGTCAACACCATTCGCTCCAAGACCTGAAGTTCCGAATCCACCAAGAGCGCGGACATAAGCCTTTGCTACGTTTTGTGGCACGAAGATTTGTAGGTCTTCCTTGCCATAAAGGGCAGAAGGAATAGCATCTACAACTTTACCAAGCTCTGTGATTACGTTAGCAGCAGTCACGGTGGTAGCGGTTACGTCAATAACGTCAGAGTCAGCAGTCATTAATGAAAGGAATCCAGAGAACTCACCTGCGCTTGCAGCAGTTCCGTTCCAAATGTTCTGCTCAATCTTCTGTGAAGTCTTTGCAGCAACGTGGGCGATAAGGAAGTCAGCAAAAGAAGCAGGGATGCTATCATAAGCAGAGAAACCCATCTGACCACCAATCCAAGAGTCATAGTAGTCTTTCTTGCAAAGCTGCAAGTTCACTTGGAATGGCTCAACCTCAAGAACGCGGTCGGTCAAAGTCAAGGTAGAAGTTGCATCAAAATCACAAGTGGCATCTTTTACGATGTCGTTTGTGTTCACCTTCTGAAGGGTGGTGCGGTAGTTTACGTTTGGAAGAATCTCGATGAGACCTTTGTCAAGCGTGTTAGCAGAAAGAAGTGCAGCAGAGATATACTTGCTTGCAAACGCTCCTGCGTAGTTTGTTGTGATTGAAGTAGTTGTAGCCATTTTTTTATTTATTAACTGTTGATTCGTGCAAGGACTCGGTCAATCGCTCTTTCGGGGCGGTTAGAACTCATCTTTTGGACTTGCTTTGTTTCGGGATTATGTTTGATGGGCTTCGCAGCAGGTGCGGCAGATAGTTCTGCTTTAACCGCAGCCATCTCCTCCTTCTTGGCGTAGCCGCCCATCTCCTCACGCATTCCTTTCATCTCCTCGCGCATCATTGCAATCTCCTCGAGAACCTTCTCAATGATTGCGACAACCGCAGGGGCTTCTTCTACTTCCTCTGCAAGTTCGGTAGATGCTGCGGCCTCGACCTCAACTTCTACTTCCTCTGCTTCGGCAGCAGCTTCTTTGATTTCAGCGATTACGCCTTCTTCGGTGATGACGAGTACACGACCATCTTCAAGGAGGTGTTCGCCAATCGGAGCAGCAACTCGGTCATCGCCACTTACGACAAAGACTTCGTTACCTGCTTCAAATGATTCTGCCTCAAGAACGGCTCCGTTCTCAAGGTTCATTTGCTCGAACTTAACCTCACGGATGGAGGACAGTTCGGCAAGGATGCGGTTTAGGATATTGTTTGCTTTCATATCTAACTAATTAAAGGGGTTTTGATTATTTGTAACATTTTTATAGGTCTTGCCATAGCGTATTTGTGGACTCCCATCGTGTGTTGATGGTCTGCCACTCCTCGCCTCGTATCTTAACGCTTATGCCTTGACCCACTAACGAGCCTATGCCTTGCGCTTGGATAGTGCCATCGCAGCAGTTGGACTTGTAGGTATTGTCTTTGCACAAGCATCCACGCCTACCACCTCTCGGTGAAGCAACGGGGAGTTTCATTGGTCTATACATTGCCAAGTTCTTTTAGTTTGGATTCTGCCCACCTCTTGCCTGCAAGACCACCCCATAGCAGGAACGATATTGTGCCGCAGGCTTGCGTGTCGTTCTCATCGTAGTATTCTTCGGCTCTTGATAGGTACGAGTACATCCGTGTAATGGTCTCCACGCTTACAGGCTTGCCCTGTGCGAGCTGCTGCGCTCTTACCTTACCGACAGGCGTTGCACACTTGTTGCCGTTCTTCTCGTTTAGTTCAATGCCACGCTTGGCGTTGTTCTTTACCGCATCGGGGTAGTCAGTAAACGATTCCATCTCGGTGCGTGTTCCCGACTTCTTACGACCATCCCTTTTGATGATAGCGACAATCTGCGCAAGCATCAACGCTGCCTCTTGCTCCTCAAGGTGTGCCATCTCTTGCTTGGCAAGGTTTAGCTTGTCCACGAAGTACCCCTCAATAGAGAATCCTTTGACCTTTCCTGTCTTGACAAAGTTTGTCCAAATCTCTGGGTTGTTGACTTTCATAGATACCATCCAAGTGCCTACGGGCAAATCAAAGCCGTACTTCTTGCTCTTGTCGTGTACCTCATCTTCGATAATCCAAGACTCCACAACCGTGAGGCCGTTGATGCCTACCTCGTGTTCAAGGGTAGCGTTGTTCTGTTTGGACTTCTGAAAGAACATCTCGCTTGCTTTTCTGATCGTGGCTTCGCTGAAGTAAACATAGAACTCCTCCTGCCCCTCTGCTCGGTAGATGGGCTTGTTGGGTACGAGTGCTGCTCCCATAAGAATGCGCTTCTCATCGCTCTGCGTAGCGAACTCTACCCTTTGTGAGTTGAGCGCAATGAAGTCCTCCTCAATAGCAGGGTATTCTACAAGTGAGATGGCATCAATGCCCGTGAGCAGCATTGATTCATCAAGTATTAGTTCAATTAGTTTCATCATCCGAATGTTGCGGTTCTTACTCGTTGGCGTTGTAGTTGTTGTGAGGTCGTTACATCCTGCCCTACGACATAAGCACGGATGGGTTGGTTGAACTGACCGCCAATACTCTGTGCAAGTTGGTTCAGGTTGGACTGTCCTACGATGTTAAACTGCGCTGGGGTAGAGGGCTGCGAGAGCGTGTTTGTTATGGCAGGACTGCTACCACCACCACCCGATTCGGTAGGTACTTGCGTAGCGGTTATCTTTCGTGCGTTTGCAATACCTGTTGCAACAATTCCTGCGGCTCCTATGTAACCAAATACACCACCCTGCGCCAGAGCCTTTGTAGCTCCCGTATAGGTGTCAATGGCTACCTGCGCTAACGCTATACCTTTGCCCAGTAGCGTATTCTCACCTACGAGTTGGGCGATGCCGTTTAGTGCGCCTTTGATAGCATCTAACTTTGCCTGCTGCAAGTTCTTCTCCAAAGCCAAACGCCCTGCTGCGTTCTCTGCTTCAAATAACTTTAGAGCATTCTCTGCCTCTGCTCTTGCTGCGGTTCCTGCCTTTGTAGCCGCTACCTCTTGCTCAAGCAATGCCTTCTTGCGGTTGAATACATTTTGGGCTATCTCTATTTCTTTCTCGGCTCTTGCTACCGCATCATCTATAAGTTCAAGTTGAGCGTTCTGCTGAATCTCAAATATCTCTTGGTCGGTCTCACCGATGCTCTTGGTGATGTCTAACTGCTCACGAAGAAGGGAGTTTTGATTTGCAAGGGCTTCAGACTCTTGACCAAGTAGCCTTTCTGTCAAATCAGTTAGCTCTAACTTTGCTTGTGCTAACGCAACTGCATTCTCCGCACTATCTATAACGGCTAATTCTGCTTGCGCTAAATCAATCTTTTTTTGTATTTGTTGTTCTTCTAAAGCGGCTTGTTTCTTAAAAGAGTCAAGTAGCTCTGCGTTTTTTTGTAACCTTACGTCAATAGATGTATTTTCATCATCACGCAACTGCCGCAGCTTCTCTTGGCCTGCTTGGAACTCAAGCTGAATCTTCTGCCGTTCTACATCAGCAAGTGCTGCGGCCTTTCGTAACGCTACCAATTTCTCTGCATCGCTTGTGGCCTTGTCTATATCCAACTCCTGCACCGCCTTTACAACGCTCTTGGAAACTGCTACAACGGTCTTTGCTACCTCGCTTGCTGCTTCTGCAAGGTTATTGATGACCATCTTGCCACTCTCCAAAAGGTTCTCCCCCGTCTTGGTCAACTCCTCACGAGTGAGGGCTATCTCCTTGTTTAGTTCTTTGATGCGCGTTGCATCCTTGTCTCCAAAAAAGGATTTCTCCCAAGCAAGCTGCGTTTCAAGTACCGCTAACTGGATGCCCTGTATGATGCCTACAAATACATTAAGCACTCCGCTAATCAATCCACCGAGTACCTTCTTCGTTGCATCAAACCCTCCGTTGAGTTTGTTCTGCTCCTCTACTGCCCCAAAGATTGCTTCGGTTATCTTACTGAAGATAATGCTCAAGGTAGTCATCACCTTGCTGACCGCATCTACTACCTTTTGGTTGCTTTGAAAAGCCTCCGATAGTTTATCTACTACGCCAACAAGAAGTCCAAGACCAAGACCGCCTTTAAGAAGGTTCCCTAATCCGCTTGCTGCTTTTTTGGCAAGATCAAAGGGTGCGGTTACGACTTTCTTTAGGCCATTGAAAGCCTTGTTGATGATACCGCCAGTCTTC